AAGTACTGTGCCATTCCAGTACGAAGCGTTACCAGTATCACCCGCAACCGCGCTTGAAGCCTGAATTTCGATTCTCTCAATTACGCCAGAACCAGAAATAATTGGTACAAATTGGTATGCTGATAGAGTTGCCGCTGTGCCATTCGTGTTAACTGCAGTAACAGTAACAACTGTTGTGGAAGTATAGCCTGTTCCTCCGTCGGTGATTCCGATGTGAGAAAGTAGCCCTCCCTGATGCGTATCTGAATTCGTAATCGCGGTGGCGTCTGCTTCTAGAACAGGAACGAATTGTGGCGTTATAAACTTAGCCTGAGGCCCACTTGACGGAAGCGCTTGAATGTGCGCCCACACATAACTGTCATTCGTTGAAGCAATTGTTTGGCCGGTGTGCTGAGGCGCGGTGGTGGCGGTGATCGGATCAGATGCCGCATTCGCCTGCGCGCTATTAGAAACACACAGGTATATTTGGTCATTGTGTGTAACATACGATGGATACACGTCTCCTGTTACATAAAAACAATCGTTATCAGAAGAATCATACACCTTATATTTACGACCTGATGTCCATGCGTTTTTAGCTATAAGTCGATTTACACCTGTGCTCGAAACTTCTTTGAGAGTAAACAGATTGTTGATAACATCGGCATCTTCTTGTTGACTTCCACTAGGAGGTGAAATAGTAAAATCAAGAGAGTCTTCTGTTTTGCTCAAAATATCGTTAGGCCATTTGTCAGTTTTACCTAAGCCAATAGCGTAAATGCTATTTGTACGGTGCTGGTCCTGCATAGTGGATGTGGGTGAACCACTATTGTACGCAGTCTCGAGTGAAGCCTTAATATCGTTTACTAATAGCTCAGCTTGATTTCTACGAAAATCGTCTGTAATAATTGCTGCCATATATTTTTTGTTTTGTAATTAATTGTGTTAAAGATATTTATAAGGAGTTCACGACCATCTATTTAATACCGTATATAGAGGTATTTATAACTCTTATGATAGTAATACTAAACTATTTTCTTCTATGCTAATTCAATTGGATAACATACCCACCGTCCGGTGCAACAAGAAATTATGGAGTTGATGTTACGATTTCCACGCGCTGAGGGCTTGAAATATTCGCCTGTGTTGACTGCGATTTGATACCTTCCTCGTATGTTAAGCTTAAGTCAGCAATGGTAAAATTGATATATCCCATCTCACTTAAGGTATTTCGATCAAACCAGAAGGTAGGATTGCGCGAACCCAGTACCCCAGTGACATACTCGTCATGAATATACTTGCTTCTATAGTTGAATGGTGTAATTGCTATTACTGAATCAAAAACAACTGATCTTTCAAAATTCTGATTTCTGTTATAACGCGCATTGGCACTGGCAATAACTGAAAGGGAATCCCCGCCTACGACTAGAGGATAATCACTTCTATCGACGTCTACTATTTCAAAGCCATCAACCGATAATGATTTACCGCTTGTGTCAGCTCCGTCTATAAAGGCAATGAATTGTACACAATCGTCTTGTGACTCTAATGTGATATCAACCGATACGCGAGTCTGATTCGCTGATAAAGCGTGACCTGCACTACCAGTTTGAGCCACATCGTTGATTATTTCAACACCATTACCCAGAGTCGCGGGATCACCACTCGCGTTTGCACTATTCCTATTTTTCAACAGTGTTACAATTGGTGCTGAGTTAGCGCCTGTTGTATAATTGAATTTAAATCGTATTCTCTCTCCTTCTTTAAGGATACGCGTTAAGGGAAATCCTGCTACACCAAATATGCTATGCGCTACGTTGTGTGCTGAAGTAAAACCTTCTCTACTTCTGTTTGAAAAGTTATTCATTCTAGTGATAGAAGAACTATTAGCAGTTTCAACGAAATTGTTCACATAAGGATCTACATTAGGTGAAGCGTATTGAAGTTCGGCAATCGCTAGCACAATCGCTATTTGTGCAGAATTTAACCAACCTGGTTGATAACGAGGTGTGTGGTATCCTTCGCTTGGGTCTTGAAGTCTTTTCGCGGGTGGTACCAATGCGTTGTACCACGATTCTGGATTCTCGCTGCTTGAAGTGTATGAAAGTAATTCTGTCCAAGTACTTCTATTAACGATCTCAATTAGTAATAAGACGAAAAACTTCATTCCCGCTGGATGGACTAATCTGCTGTACGATTCTCGCCAAAGCTCAGGTGCCACTTTAGTAGAAATTTGGTAACTGTAATCTTGCCAAAATTTACTATCTTGTATTTTCTTTTCGCTTGAAGGAAACCCTCCTCTGTCCTGATAAGAAGTAACTTCAGGCAATGGGTGTATAGAAGTAGGTAGAGGGCCATACGAACTTTGATCATTATTCCACGACCAGTTGTAAGGGGACGGATCCGCCGCGGCACCGAAGCTTCCAGATATACCATACGCGTTTGCGATGTTAGCTTCGATGGCTGCACGGTTGGCTGACTGGTCGGAGGGGTAGTAGATTACTTCGGATAAGAATGTTTCTACAGTTGTTTCTTGTAGGTCGAATAACCTAGACGCTGTGCCCGTTAAAATTTCGGTGTTTACATCTGTATTGCTATTTGCAGAAGACACCAGAACCCCATCTACATAAGCCGTATTATTTCCAGTGGAAAGTGCAGGGTTAGCTATATTTGTAAGAAGCTGAACGCCGACTGTTTCCAGAGGAGTAAGCGACGCTGTTCCAGAAGGATTGCTTGGGCTAGTAAGCCTAACTTCTCCGTTATCCTGTCCCGCATAAATCAAGGGTTTTCGGAAGCTAGATGCCCCACCATCAGTTTTTGATGTAAAACCAATAATATTATTAAAGGCCTCATTGCCATTTCGCTGGTCATCAAAATCTACAGCCGCAAACAATGAGTAAGTTCCATCCGACGACAGCATCGGAGCGTTTGATGGCGTGTATAACGTTGATGATTTACCATTCAGTGCCACCTTACCATCACGGTCGGTAACAAGCACCCCACCATCAACAATCTTAGGCTGACTCGCAGGAGTCCCCTGAGTTGCGTGGTTGTCGTTGCCTGACTGGTCGTACCATTTGGATACGGTTCCGTCTGCTACAACCTTAAAGTTGCTTACAGTGAACTCCGATGGAAAGTCACCTTCCGTAAATCCTACGCCCACATAATTATTATTAGCTGTTAACGTAACCGTGTAAGAACCAGAGCTTGTTATAATAAAGGAATTAGAACCACTACCAGCTCCACTCAGAGCCGCTCTCAGTGAAATGCCAGGAGAACCGCCATTAACACTTATATCAAAAGAAACTTTTACTATATCTCCCTGAACTCCATTTAGTATATCTGATACGGCAAATCCAGTTGAACTTGAATTAGACGCAGTAAAGCCAGAAGCAGATGCTCCCGAAAAAGACTCATAACCACTATTAGCAAACACTCCGTTAGTAGGCGTATTCACCCAAGTAGTCAGCGTACCATCAGTAACCTCAGCAGCAGTAAAGCTCTCCTCTGCATCGTCACTAGAACGACGAACCTCGACTACGCTACCTGTGTAGTTTGGGTCAACATTACGTAGACTCAAGATAAGTGATGATGCATCGAGTGGTAAAGGCGGTATTACTATAGAACCATCATTCCCACTACCAGACCAATCGTGTAAAGCGTTATTAGAAGCTGCATCTAAACTAGTAAAGCGGTAATTAAAATTGTTGGATAAAGCACCTTCTATTCTAAACGCCGCAAGTCTGCCGCGGCAATCGAACGTGTTAGCGACAGATGTGTTTTTAGAAAAAATGCTAAAATTCTCAGTCGCGTTGAAATAGCCACGGTTGTGTTTAATCGTTTCGTTCAAAACAATATTGCCATTAGAGTACGCTTTTACCTTCGCGGTTTGTACTGATTGAAGCGTTGAATAGTCTATAAACGAGATTGACGAAATCGCTGCGGCACTCGAAACAGGTACTCTATTGCTGCCTGCCACGGCACCGCCTACGTGGTAACTACCTGCGTTTGCATCGATATACCGTATAGTGCCATTGTCAATGAGGTGCCAAACCGGTAAGCGGTGCTTTACTTTACCAGTAGTTGCGTCTTCTGATGTGATGTTGTTATAAGTAAATATCGTTCCGACATTACTATCCGTTGCACCTAAGGCGGTAAAATCTGTAGTGCCAGCCGACGTAATTTTGTATTTCTGTCCATCGATGAGTTCGCTAATCGGGTATTCGATAAACGCCGTTACCTCAGCCGCTGAATAATCCGCAGTGCCATTCTCCCAAAGTGTACCATTTGATTTAGTATAAGAACCATTCAGATTAGTATAAGCACCGGCACCATCAACTGTAACATGTGTAGTGTCAGTTTCGGTTATTGTAATATCATCTGCGTTAGCGCTGTATTCGATTCTAACGTTTGTCCACTCATCGTTAAAAATATCAGAGTCAAACCTCAGTGTTGTAGCGCCGCCAACATATCCACTTTGCTGAATCGCTAAATACGTTCCGCTGGTATCTCTTCGTAGATCAAACAGGCCAGGCTCATCTAGTGTAGGTAGATAATCCGTAGTGGTAAAAACATACGCATCGTCGTTGAGCTGATCGTTGTTAAGCAGTGCAGTAAACGAAATAATAAAGTCGTCGCCTAATACCGGTTGATTAGATGGTACGATAGAAAGCTCATTAGGAGTAAGTAGCTCGAGACTATTGTCAGCGCTATACTTCACGTTTGAGTCGATAAAGTATTTTATTTCTTGCGCGAAATCTCCCTCTGATAGTTTAAATAGATCTTTATTGGGATAATATAATTCTGCTAATGAATCAAAAAATATCTTAAAGAATACATCAATACTATCAGGGGTTCCTTTAATTTTATAGTAGTGAACAATTCTCTTGTACAAGGTGTTTCTATCAACTACTACAGAATTAGGCACAATCTTAGCGATCTCCCCTTGGATAGCGTCTAAATATTTTTCAGACGTTTGATCTATGTCGTTTTCTGAAACAACGTGGTCTACTTCATACGAAGGGTAACCCACACGATTCATATAATCGTAGTACTCTTCTAAAAACGATATGACATTCGTCGCAGTGTCTCTCAAATATTGAGGATATATCTCGCGAACTCGGGTTGATTCGCTATTGATTGAGGTACTATTAATTGTGTTACCGTGCATATTCTAGTAATCTTGTCGAGGTGTAGTAGAGTAATCAAGTGCACCAGTTGAACCGCCCATTGCAATAGTATCAATTGATGCGGACAGCGTGGTGTGAATATTAGAATCGATTTCTAAAATCTGATTTCGTTTTGGCGCAACGTCGTTAGAAGCGGGTTTAGTAAAAATACTTATCTCGGTGTTTGCGTCGATATCAAAATCATCTATTAACACTGTCCCACTATTAAAGTCAACGGTGCCAATGTTGCGTTTAGTCATAATTGATACACCATTACTATTCAAGCGATATTGGTAAATGTTGCGCATGTTATCAACAGTGGAAGGTTCATCTGCGAAAAAGGTATTCACTCCATTGATTAAAAATCCAGTAGACGAAATTACAGATTTTGTGGGGTCTGGCGATTCGTCTAAAGGAAAATCAAAGTCAAGGGTATACCCACTAGTACGAGTAGTCGTAGCCGTGAATTTTTTATAGCACTTCACTCGTGCAAAAATACTTAAAATGGCAGGATCTACATTAGTTAAATATTTCAAGAATTCGGAGTATCTAAACACGCCATCGAAGTCAGAAAGGTACGCAGCGTTGAATGCGACCAGACCGTTTCTTACCTGTGAAGAAACACCAGCAGAACTTAAATTCGTCAAGTTGGCGTTGTATTTACTGAATACTTCGAAATACAAATACACGTAATCAGGATTTACAAATTTCGGTCTAACTGTTAAGATTCCCTTTTTGTCGAGGATAGGCAGTAGGAAATCTCTATCAGCATTAGATAGTGTTTCACCATTCTGTGGTTTTACTGAAATAAAGACTTTACCGTATTCTGGAGGATTGTTATCTTCACCACCCCAAACCGATATGGCACTGACGTTAATGTTATTACGAATAATCGCCTTATAGTCATCAACGGTGACAGCACGGTTCTGTGATAAAAAGTTAAGTGGTGCATTCGCACGAATACTTTCGATAGATTCCTTAGTGCCACCACCTGTCGTTGAAGTTGAAACTGTGATAGTTGGCTTAGTCAATCCATCAAAAAGCGGGTCTGTTGTAGTGAAAACAGATAATCCATTCGCTGCAGCACCATCTGTAACCAAATACTTAATTGTTATAACAGAAGCGGCTTTTGGTTTCTTCCCTAAGATGTTATCGCCAAACGATACTTCATAATGGCCATCGGGGTTTTCGTTGATAAAGTATACAAGTGATGATGCATCTAAACCTGATAATTCCGAAAATCTCGCGTAAACTTCTTTTTCTGTAGTTCCGCCGTGTGGATTAACACTTACGACCAACTTTGAAATATCAATGTTTTTATCTAGAATTTCGAATTTGGCGTTTTCAGCTTTACTGTCAAAAATATGAGTCTGCTCTTTCAAAGAACCTTGATAGATTTGAAACTCTGAATTGAACTCTGATATTTCACTAGTAGTAATAAAGGAATACGTTACGCCATTCAATGTATCGCTCGAAGTAAAGATAGTTCCTTCGGGTATCGAGACAATCGATGAATCAACGTTCGATAGAGTCACCGCTGCGGTTGATGCAGTAACACTGTGAGGTATATAACCTAGTGTTTTTGCACGAGCTACAACGTTCTTTCTTAGCTGTGCGGACGCGATGAAACTCTCATTCGCTGCTAGGTGTGCAAGAATAGCGTTATAGTGAGTGTTGTAAGACAGCACATCAAGAATAAGATTTAGGCCAGATCCTTCAAAATCGAAATCCTTAAAAGGTGAATCGGTTCTTTTATAGTAATCCTTAATAGACCCCTTAATCTTATCAAAGTCTAATTCTGTAACGTTAATTTGGTTTATTGCCATATCTTTATCTTATTCTATCGAGGTAAAAGGACACCTCAGTATTTATGTTTGAAAGCTTAATAGTAAAAAGAAGAGTGACGAGTATTCTGTTTCTATCTTCATCTAGTTGAATTTCGACCTTTTCGTTAGTTACTCTTGGCTCATTCCTTTGTATGACACGTAGTATTTCGTCCCTTAAAGCCACTGCTGTAAATTTGTTAGCATTCTCAAACAGGTATCGTGTAACGTTTCCTCCAAGCTCTGGGTGAAAAGGTCTATCAGTATAATTCGAAAGAACGAGTATTTTTACTGCCTGTCTTACTGCGTTGATATCAGTCAATGGGCGAATATCACGCGTATTCGGATGCGTGATAAATTCTAAAGGTACATCTGAAAAAAGCACGTTTGAGCTTACGTTCAATGGCTTTGTTTGATCTACATTATAATCTGATCTTAGCATAATTCTATTTATAATCGAAATATAGATTAAACTCAACTATAAGCTCGAGAAACATTGGTTGTACTATCTAAGTGTCAATATTCGAACCACCTTCAAGCACACCATCTATATCCAAATCACTTGGTAATATAGCTCCATCATTCAGAATTCTAGTCGTGTACAATTGGATGCCTTCCTGTATATTAACACGAGGTACGAGTAATTGGTCTTTGTTTGGAACCACACTTGCAGGATTAATATTAAATAGACCAACCTTTTCGATATCTAGACGTGCTCCATCTTCACTATATCGTACTGTCTTTTTTATATTAAACGCGTTGAAGCCCGAACTACTTTTTGCTGTTGCGACAAAATAGTCTGCCCATTCCTCTGGTGCACCAGAAAAAATCCCGTACTGAGCTGCATCGATAGGTATATATCCAGAAAGTTTAGAGTTGCGAACTTCCTCAACTAAGACGTATCGTAAAAACTTTTCTTCTACAAACCCATTTACATCAGGGTGTAGGATATCTCTTTTTTCAAAGGTGTGATTTATGTTATGTGACATACGGAGGAGTCTGTTGTGTTAGGTTTGTGTTTTCTCTAGGATGCACGATTCCTCGAATCGCAAAATCTTTAACGATATCCTTTTGCCAAATGTATTCTTCTATTTTACTATTTATAAGGGATGCAAAGGCTAAGTTTTTATCTAAGTCCGATTGGCTATACACTGCATACGCTGCGTCATACTGCAAGAATATTTGTCCAAGTCTTGGCAATGCACTTTCGTTGAATAGAGTATCTAAAAATCTAGGGTAAGTAGGCAATTCTTCGGTGTTGTAATAAAAACCTGCATACTGAAGAATGTGGTTTGAGACATACTGTTGAGCTTTAGAGAGCATGTATCTTTGGGTTGTTGCGTGGAAAAGCTCTCGTGCCATGACTGCTTCATCATCAATGTATTTCGCCAATTCTTTTAGTGGAAGCTTTTCTGACACTCTTCTTTTAAATTCGGCGTAGTCACTATCACGTCTTAACTCTATTCTTCTCTCAAATGCTGCCTCAATCGCGATCAAATCAAACTTAGATAAAACTTCGGAATCCTGGCCTAACTTTTTCCAAGAAAAAAGATACTGCGCTTTCCCAGCTTCAGCAAGCTTAGGATTGACACCGAATTTTGTTTCAGACGTACTCTGTGGTTTCTCAATAGCTTCTTCAACTTTAACTGTAGTTTTTTCTATTTCCTTAGGTTTCTCGCGAGGAACTTCTACAGGAGGAGGAACCACCACTTGAGTATAACTACCATCTTCTTGAACTTCTGCTTTAATATCTTTCACCGAACAGATATCAAGATTTGCAGGATCAAACTTTGCTTTATCGAGCATACCATCAATACCAGAAACGATGTTTCCCCATTTGTCTTTAAGCGCTGCAACATCTACGGGATTGTTAAAATCAAGTGATGCGAATTGACTCGCGAAATCAGGAAACTCTGGTAACTCAGGAAGATTACTCAACAACGAATCTTTTAACTCAGACGCCTTAGAAGCGAG